AGTCTGCGCGCAGCCTTGCTGGTCTACACAAAGGCGCCGCGCATTCTCGGCGCATTTGAGCGTGGGGCCACAATCAGATCAAAGAGTGGGTTTTATCTTGCAATCCCAACCGAGGCAGCGGGGCGTGCTCCGGGTGGGCGCAGGTTTACGCCGGGCGAGTGGGAGCGCAGGCGGGGGATCAAGCTTCGGTTTGTGTACCGACCGCGCGGTGGCAGCCTGTTGGTGGCTGAGAATGCACGCATGAACACCAAAGGCATTGCCGCGATCTCGCGCTCCAAAACGGGGCGCAATCAGGTCACTGTGCCGATCTTCATTCTGGTGCCGCAGGTGCGGCTCAATAAAAGGCTGCGCTTGATGGAGGCCGCCGATGCCGCGATCTCGTCAGTGCCAAGGCTGATCGTTGCAAATTGGATCGAGGACCGCCTTTGATGATGAGCAAGCGCGAAACAATTCTGCAGGCTTTACACTCCGTGCTGTTGGGGCTGCCACAGGCGGCTTTGCGCGACGGCATCTTGCCTGAACGCATCCCGCCTGATGGGCTGTTTATCTTGCGCGATGGTGAGCCCGGGGATCCGGAAGTGACGCTGTCGCCGCTGGCATATCACTATGAGCACAAGGCCGAGATTGAGGCGATCGTGCATGTGGCTGATCACCGTGATGCCAATTTTGATATCATGACCTCAGCGCTTGGAGCGGCTCTACATGCAGATAGGACCCTTGGTGGCCTTTGTGATTGGGTCGAGGCAAAGGCCCCACAGATCATCGACATGCCGATTGAGGGCGCGGCTGCGTTTAAGGCCGCGATCATCCCGGTCCATCTTCACTACACCACCAGCGATCCGCTGGTCTGACCCAATCCCAACAGGAGAATTCCCATGGCACGAGCACAGGGTGCGCGCGCGCAGATGGCGCTGGCGTTCGAGACAACTTATGGCACACCGCCCGCAGGCGGCTTCACCCGTATGCCTTTTGCAACATCGAGCCTTGGGGCCGAGCAGCCGCTGCAGACGTCAGAGCTTTTGGGCTATGGGCGCGACCCGCTTGAGCCGATCAAGAACGCGCTGACCGCAGATGGCAACGTCGTGGTGCCTCTGGATGCGCAAGCCTACGGATACTGGCTCAAGGGCGCATTCGGCGCGCCGCAGACGACTGGCGCCGGCCCCTATACCCACCTCTTTGAAAGCGGCAACTGGACGCTTCCGAGCTTCTCTGTCGAGGTCGGCATGCCGGAGGTGCCAAGCTTTGCGATGTACTCGGGCTGCATGGTGGACAGCTTCAGCTGGACCATGGAGCGCTCTGGTCTGCTGACGTCCACTGTGGAAATCGTCGCCCAAGGCGAAGATTTGGGCACGTCGTCGCAGGCCGGAACACCCGGGACACTGACGCTCAAACGCTTCGGCCACTTCAACGGGTCTGTTCAGCGCAACGGTCAGGATATCGGCAACATCGTCAGCGCACAGATCAATTATCAGAACAACCTCGACCGGATCGAGACAATCCGCGCCGACGGGAAAATTGAAGGTGCTGATCCATCGATCGCCGCCATGACGGGGAATATCGCCGTGCGCTTTGCCGACACCACGCTGCTCAATCAGGCCATTGGTGGTCAGGCCTGCGCGCTGACGTTCGGCTACGCTCTCCCTTCGGGTGAGGCGCTCACCGTCTCCGTTCCGCGGGTATTCCTGCCCCGGCCGCGCCGTGAAATCTCTGGCCCACAAGGCGTGCAAGTGACGTTCGACTGGCAGGCGGGCCAGCAGGCGAACGGCGACCCGATGGTCAGCGTCACGCTTGCAAATGACATAGAGGAATATTGACCCATGCTGAAGCTGAACCTCTCCACTGAAAGCCGCTGGGTCGACCTCGCAGGGGGCGTGAAAATCAAGGCAAAGCCACTCTCAACAGCAATGATGCTCGCGGCGCGCAACAACCCCAGAGTGGTGGCCCTCGCCAAGGGGAGCGTCGATGCAAACGCCGTTCAGGATGATGCGGTGGCCCTTGAGGTTGCGAAAATCATCGGCGGGATGGTGATTGATGAGTGGGACGGTGTCGGGGACGCGGATGGCGAACCGGTACCTGTCTCCCAAGACTGGATTGATGCCCTTTTTGACCTTTGGCCGATGTTTGAAACTTTCCAAGTGGGTGTCGTTGCTGGCGCGATGCTGGTGGATGCGGAAAAAAACGGCTGACCGCCCTTGCTGAGTGGGAATTCGGCGGGGGCGAAGAGTATTGCGCCGCTTGTCCAGGGCGCTGTGCTGATTGCCCATCACAAATAAACGCTCCGACCACGATGGAGGGCTGGCAGGTCTGGGACCTTGTCCAGCGCCTCGGCGGTCAGCTTCGTATTGTTACGGGCGCGTGTGGTGGGGTGGTGATTGGCTGGGACATTGGCGCGGCCCTACAGCTGGGCCAGGCGCTGGGGGTGCCGCCGCGCGTGGTGGCCGAAATGTTGCCGCCAATTGAGGCGGTGATGGTGCGCAAACTAAGCGAGCGAGGTGAGGCTTTCGATGGCTGAAAAAAGGGTCAGTGTGCGCCTCACGGCGACTGGTGGGCGCCAAGTGCGCGATGAATTGGAAGGCGTGGGTACTGCAGGTCGCAAAGCCTTTGAGCGCCTTCCGCGCGATGTGGAGCGTGCGAACGCAAAGCTGGCGGCTTTCGCGCGCCGTGTTGCCGTGGCAAGTGCTGCGGCGGCAACAGCAGCGGCTGCCGCAGCCGTAACTGCGACCAACGCTGCAATGGACCGGGCTTTTGAGGTCCAGCGTCAGGCAGCGGTCGCCAATGCCGATCCGCAGGACTTTCAAGGCATGGCGGCAGGTGCCCAGACTGTAGGCATCGAGCAAGAGAAGCTCGCTGATATTCTGAAGGACGTGAACGACCGGGTCGGTGATTTCCTGACCACCGGCGGCGGCCCAATGGCTGACTTCTTCGAGAACATTGCGCCAAAAGTGGGCGTGACCGCTGACCAGTTCGCTCGACTGTCGGGGCCGGAGGCGCTGCAGCTCTATGTGTCCTCGCTGGAACGGGCCGGCGCAAGCCAGCAGGAGATGACTTTCTACCTTGAAGCCATGGCGTCTGATGCCACGGCCCTTTTGCCGCTCCTTCGCAACAACGGCGCGGAAATGAGCCGTCTGGCGGAACGCGCAGCCGACCTCGGCTTAGTTATGGACGACAAGACACTTGCCAGCCTGAACCGGGCGCGTGTCGCGGTTGTTGCGGTTGGGCAGGTCATGGTCGGGATGGGCAATAAGATCGGTGTTGCTCTTGCGCCGATCCTCGAGGGCCTTGCGACGAGCTTCGTTGATCTGGCCAGCTCGACAGGGCCACTTGGTAAAGCGATCAACGCGCTGACCGACAATATTGGCCGCATTTTGACCTATGCCGGCACATTTGCCGCTCTCATGGCTGGCAAATGGGTGATCGGGATGGGTTTGGCTGCGGCGGCTGTGATCAGAACCGCCGGAGCGCTTACGGTGCTTAGGGGCGCGCTGATCCGCACCGGGATCGGGGCGCTGATCGTGGGCGCAGGCGAGCTGGTCTATTGGTTCACTAAGCTGGTGAGTGGCGCTGGTAGTTTTGGTGATGCGATGGCGCTCCTGAAGGATGTCGCGGCCGAAGTCTGGGGCGGGATCAAGATGGGCGCCTCAGCGGCAGGTGCTGCTGCCACGGCGATGTTCTACGACATCAAGTCCGATGCAGCTTCTGGCATGGCCTCGGCAATTGAAAGCGTTGTGGGCTTTGGCAACACTGCCGTGAACACATTCCAGGGCACGTTCTTTGCCGTGCAGGCTGTCTTTGGCGCACTGCCTGACGTTTTTGCGCGCATTGGCGTGCTGTCGATCAATAAACTGGTCGAGGCCATGGAGGCCGGGCTTGCGGGTATCACCCGCGGGGTGAATGCTTTGCTCACCATCGGAGGTCGGTTTCCAGAGCAGGCGCTCGATCCTCCGGACCTGTCCGAATGGAGCCGGGTGGTGCCGCAAGCCGTCGGTATCGGTGGGCGCGCGGCAGAGGGGTTCGCACGCGGGTTTGAGACAGACCTGCTACAAGTGCCCGACCTTGGCCTTGATAATATCGCCAGCGAGGCGCTTGCGACTGCAAATACCTACCGGGGTGCCGCGGAAGACCTCGCAAGGGGTGCCACACTGCCGCTGGCAAGCTGGCAGGCACTGCGGGATGCAGTCAGCGGTGCTGACACAGAGGGTGAAGATGCGCTCACCGGGGCTGCGGCCTCGGCGGCAGTGCTCACCGCCGAGTTAGAAGATGCAGAAACGGCTGCCACCCGTGCTGGGGCTGCGGCCCGGCAGGCGGGTACTGTTGCCAAAGAGGGTGGCGATGAGGCGGCCATGGGCTGGCGGGCGGTGACCCAAGGTCTGTCGCAATACGCGGATCAGGCGATGGATTGGGGCAAGGGTCTGAGCGACACACTGGTCGGTGCCTTCCGGTCAGCAGAGAATGCATTTCGCAACTTCGTCAAGACGGGCAAGCTCGACTTCAAAGGCCTTGTGGCCTCGATCCTCGAGGACCTCGCGGTCCTGCAATTCCGTAAAGCCGTGCTGGGCCCGATCGCAAACGCCCTGAGCTCAGCTTTTGCAGGCCCAGATATTGGAGGAAGTGTCACCGCAGCCGTATCGCACACGGGCGGCATGGTCGGCCTTTCGGGTTATACCCGCTCGGTGCCTGCCATGGCTTTTGCCGGCGCACCTCGCATGCACGCAGGTGGCATGGCAGGTCTACGCCCGGATGAAGTCCCCACGATCCTACAGCGCGGCGAGCGGGTGCTGAACCGGCGCGAGACTGCGCAATATAGTGCTGGTGGCGGTGGTATGTCGCGCGTCCGCATCGAGCTTGGCGACGGACTGGTGGGCAGCATCATGGAGCGGGCTGGGGCTCAATCCGTCGAGATCGTCCAAGGCAGCCTGCAGCAATATGACCGGCTGATTGCACCGCGCACCGTGGCGCGCGTCAGCCAAGACCCAAGGCGGAGCGGATAATGGTGCTGGCTTACCCTCTGACAAATGCGCAGTTCCTCGGTGCCTTGCGCGTCGAGGAGGTGACGTTTCGGCTCTCGCACCCGCAAGAGCACACGCGGTTGGGTGACGGCACCGTGATCAGCGCCAGCCTTGGCGCCTCGCTCTGGGCTGGGAGCATTCGGCTAGCGCAAGCCAACCATCCGCGACATGCGCAAATGGAAGCGCTTCTCGGATTGATGGATCAACCGGGAGCCTCGTTTCTGTGTCATGATCCGCGCTACATCGGCCCAGCGTCAGACCCGACAGGCAGCATTCTGGGCAGCCGGACTATCACCATCCACACGGTGGCCAGCAATATGCGCGAGCTGCGCATCACCGGGCTGCCAAGCGGATATGTGCTCAGCGCGGGCGACATGCTTGCGTTTGAATACGGCAGCAGCCCAATCCGCTACGCGCTGCATCGGATAGTGGTGGGCGGCACGGCCTCCGCCTCTGGCCTTTCACCGCTGCTGGAAGTGGTGCCCAACCTGCGCCCGGGCGCTGTTGCCCCATTGCCGGTCTCTTTGGTCCGACCGGCCTGCAAGGCACGGCTTCTGCCCGACCCGGGTTACGGGTCAGGACGTCAGGCGATCAGCCGCGGTGCCAGCTTCGACTTCATCCAAACGCTCAGGTGACCCCATGCGCATACTCGACACGGCATCAGCGGAGTATCTCTCCGCCCACACAGGCGTGGCCAGCCGTCACATGGTGCATGTTATTGGGCGCAACCGTGAGACTGGTGCGCAAGAGGCGCTCGGCCTGTGGCAAGGCGATGACCACCTCACCATTGCCATCAATGGCGCAAACCGGACCTATTACGGCGCCGGCGGTCTGATCGGCGTGGAGCCCATCCGCGCTGGCATTGGCCTCGAGGTCCGGATGCTGCAAGCGACGCTCAGCCCGCTGACGCCTGAGGTGGCGCTGCTTTTGCGCGGCTACGATACGCGGCTGGCGCCAGCCGAAGTGCACCGCGGCTTGCTGTCGCTCGAGACCGGCCAGCTCATTGCCGAGCCCATCCGCGTGTTTCGCGGCTGGGTGGACGAGTTAAAAATCAGAACGGGCGAGGTTGGGGGCTCCGGCGAGGCGACGGTCACACTGGCCAGCGCCGCGCGCGGTCTGACCCGCGCATTGACGCTCACACGGTCTGACACCGAGATGCGCCGCCGCAATGCCGGTGACCGGTTCCGCGATTATGCCGACATTGCAGGCGAGGTCGGCGTCTGGTGGGGCGAGAAGCGGGAGCGTGCATGATGGACCGGTTAACGCTGCTGATCGACTACGCCGCCGAGGCTGGCCAACGCCCATTTCGCCCCGGTCGCCATGATTGCGCGCTGTTCGCCGCCGGCTGGGTCAAAATCGTCACTGGCCAAGACCTCGCCCGCGGTTGGCGCAGCACCTATCGCAGCCTGTTAAAGGGGCAACACGTGCTGAAAGACGCAGGCTACGCTGACCATGTAGCGCTCGCTGCCTCCCATCTGCCCGAGATCGCCCCCGCGTTTGCGCAGGTTGGCGACATTGCTGTCCTCGACGATCAGGCATTCGGCATCGTTGCAGGCGAGATGATTTATTGCCTGCGCCTTGATGGGCTCGGGCTTGTCCCCCGCGGCCAGATGCGCCGTGCATTCCAACTGGAGATACGCTGATGCCACCAGTCGGTGCTGCCGTCTTTGCCGCGGTTCAGGGCGCATTTCTTGCGGTTCAGGCCTTTGCGGCAAGTTCGTTCATCGCCTCGATGATCGTGAACACAGCGATCTCGGTGGGCATCTCGCTGATCGCACGCGCGCTGACGCCCAAGCCCACGATCAAGCAAAGCGGTATCCAGACGGCCGTCACCACCACCGGGGGTACCGAGCCACAGGCATTTATACTCGGGCGCACCGCCACTGCGGGCCACCATGTCTGCCCGCCGATGAGCCACAACGATGGCGATACCCCGAACGGGTATCTGACTTTTGTGATCGAGCTCAGTGATCTGCCGGGCATCGGCCTCAACCGTGTCATTCTGAACGACGGCTATTCCAATCTGGGTGGCAGCGCACATGGCGACTATGGCTTCCCGCTTTTGGGTCAGCGTGTCGGCGGCAAGGACCATGCCTGGATCAAGTTCTACGATGGCAGCCAGACTGCAGCCGATCCCATGTTGGTTGCGCGTTATTCAAGCTACCCCGACCGGCCTTGGTCCTCGAGCTTTGTCGGGCAGGGCACCGCCTATGCGATCCTGACCGCGCGCTACAACCGCGAGGTGTTCAACAACCTGCCACAGGTCCGCTTTGAGGTCGACGGCATCCCGCTTTACGATCCGCGTTATGACAGCTCTGTAGGTGGTTCCGGCGCGCAGCGCTGGAATGCCCCAGCGACTTGGGCGCGTTCCGCCAACCCTGCAGTGATGATCTACAACATCCTGCGCGGCATCCACCTGCCGACTGGGGAGGTCTGGGGCAGCGACGTGCCCGCTGATGATCTGCCGCGTGATAACTGGTTTGCCGCGATGAACGCCTGTGATGCACCCATTGGTGATCGTCCCAGCTTTACAGCCGGGCTCGAGGTCATGGTCAACATGGCCCCGGCCGAAGTCATCGACGAGCTGGCCAAAACCTGCCTCGGTCAAGTCAGTGAAATGGGTGGTGTGTTTCGCATGCGCGTGGGCGCGCCCGCCGCCCCCGTGCAGTTCATTACTGACGACGACATCGTAATATCTCAGCCCCAAGAGCTGGACCCGTTTCCGGGGCTGGCTGCCAGCGCCAATGCAATCTCGTCAGAATATCCAGAGCCAGCCAGCCTGTGGACCTCACGCGAAGCGCCACAAATCCTGAACGCGGCTTGGGAAGCAGAGGATGGTGGCCGACGTCTGCCCACCAGCATCAACTTCCCGGCTTGCTCCAACCAATCCCAAGTCGCGCAGCTGATGAGCGCCTATATCAAGGACGCGCGCCGGTTCAGAACGCACCGGCTTGTGTTGCCGCCAGAGGCATTCCTACTCGAGCCCCTCGATACGATCGCGTGGACAAGTGAGCGCAACGGGTACACCAACAAGATATTCGAGGTGGTCGATATCGTCGATCAGCCCGGCACCATCAATCAAGACTTGGTGCTGCGCGAGCGCGACCCTGCCGATTATGGCTGGACCTCAGCGCAAGACTTGCCCGCCGTGGTTCCTGTTACCGGGCTATCCCCACGCCCGGCACAGGTTATTGAGGGCTGGTCGGTTTCAGCCACGACGCTCAATGATGCTTTTGGCTTTGCCCGTCGTCCTGCCATCCAGCTGAGCTGGGTTGGTGAGGCTGCTGCAGATGCTGTATTTGTGCGCTACGAGATCAGGCTGGCTGAGACCACTCAGGTGGTTGTCACAGGTCTGGCTGACCGCGCGGCCGGCTATGTGTTAGTCACTGACGGCCTGCTGCCAGACACAGCCTATCAGGTCCGCGGGCGCTATGTGCTGGATCGCCCCACCGACTGGTCAAGCTGGTTGGACGTCACCACGCCCTCGACCTTTCTGTCGATGGCCGATCTGGAAGCGGCACTGCGCGAGACCATCACCACTGCCCGAGATGAAGCGGTCGATGCCAATGCACGGCTTGATGGCATCAACAGCGTTATCGAGGCCGATATCTCGGGGGCCCTCGGTCCGGACGGTGCCATTCGACAGGAGATCGAGGCCGATATCTCGGGGGCCCTCGGTCCGGACGGTGCCATTCGACAGGAGATCGAGAGCGCCAAAGCAGCAGTCATGGGCGAGATTGAAGCCCCCGGCAGCATGCTCAGCGAGGCGATTGTCGCCATGGGCCAAAGTGTAGGCGACAGCGTGCAGGCGACGCTCTCGGCTGATTACTATACGAACACGGCAACCGATCTGGCGATAACAGGGGCGATCAGCGGTTTTGAGAGCCGCTTCGTCGCCGACAACGACTTGGTAGTCACCGCCTCGCTGACGCAAGATTACTATACAAGCAGTGCCACAAACGGGGCGATTTCTGCAGCGATTACCAGCTTTGGCACGAGCTTTGGCGCTGATATTCAAGCCACGCTGGATGCGGGCTACTATACCAAATCGGATGCTGACGGTGCGAT